TTTCTGGAGAACCATGCATGTAAGTGCAGTAAGATTTACAAGTTGCTCTTGGTTAGGTTTATTATCTATTCCTAACCGCATAGCAGTTTGAGATCTAGTAAGTTCTTTAAGTGAAAAGTTTTTACTAAGTTTCATTATATATTATCATCGCATGAGCATGGATAACTCAGGCATTTAGGGCATATTGGATATTCTTTTTCTTCACTCATTTTTATGAAAAATCTTTAGGAGTTGGGGTTGATATTTCTAATATTACTTTGCAATCATTAGCCATTTTGGTGTAATTATTTTGCATTTTTATACCTTTGTATTTTTGAACATCATCTACAGTATATTTTTCTCTAGTTTTATTAATAACACAGTCACACAAATCAGCATTAAAATGAGGAGTAATGGGATTAGCTAAACTTGCTCCTTGAAAACAAGCTCTCCACATTGTTCTTATCATTTGTACACTAAATGTACCAGTGTATGTATTAGAACCTAATAATTGGCTACTTAATAAGATTAAAGTAGTTACTGTTATAAATAGTTTACCCAAATAACTCCTTCACCGATTTAAAGGAATTCTCTGGCATTTCATCTACCACGGCATCTACTAATTTAATCTGGTCTTCACTAAGGTTATCACTAATCATTTTAGTCACATGTTCTTTAGCAAGTGAACTTGCGGAATCTACGACTAAACTTTGAATTACATTAAGGAGTAACGCTGGAACCATCTTTTTTTTCTGAATTAGGGGTTGTTGGTTTTATATCTTCATGAGGACTCTCATACCAATGCTTAGAGAGCATACCTATAATTGGTAAAAAAGCACCAAAACCAAGAAAAATGAGGTCTGATGCACCAGGATCTAATGGTTCAGTTTTATGTATCATAGTATACATTAACCAACCAAATAGACCAAACGCAGCAAAGCTAATTAAAAGCCTTGCCCAAAATCTAAGTTTTTGTAGTTGAACATTAGGATCAATATCTACTTTACCTAGACCTTTCTTTGTAGTTTTTTCAATTATTTCTTCCATTACTTTTCATTAATTCTTTGATTGCTTGGGTATTAGCTTCAAGGGCTAATTTAATCTGAAGAATAGCATCTGAGGATCTCTCGATCATATCCAAGAGTCTACTATCGTGCTCTTCGTCCTTTTTCCAGAACTCTTCTCGTTCTTTTTTTGCTAGTTCACTTTGGTATCTAATGAACCAAAACGCAGCAATAATGACACAG